GATGCTAGAATTGGATTAGGTGTTAATGGAAATCACAGCAATGACGCTGTTATCGTACGACGATTCCATTTGTGGGGTCGTAAAAACAACGTCGAAACTGCTACGATACACGATGCTTTCTTTACTAACATTGGTGAAGCTCGTCGTGCTAAAGATGCCTTAAGAACCATCTATGCAGATGCTCTTGAAGGTGATACGATTAGAAAGACTTTGCGTGAAATGCGCAGACAAGGTCTTTCGTATAAATCTTACAATGCTTTACTAAAGAAAGCAAAAGAGTTGGGTTTAATTGACCCACCAAATAAGATTACAAGAAAAGACATACTAGCCCCTATTCAACCTGGACAGGACTGGTATGGTATTGGTCCATAGTTATTTGTAATAGCCTATGAACTATTCAAATTAAATTTAATGACTCTGTGAGTCAAATACAACAAATATTTAACTCAAGCTGTGCTTGAAAGGAAAAAATTATGAGTGAAGAAAATAAAGTCGAAGATAATCAAGAAGTACAAACCTCAGATCAAGAGGTTGACATGGAAGAAACAACTCAAACTCAAGAAAAACAAGAAGTTGATCCTGTTGAAGCGGCGATACAAGAACGCCTAGCTCAAATGAAATCTAACATGGATCGTATGGTCAAAGAACGAGATGAGGCTTTAAAAGCTAAAGCTGAACTTGAATCTGCTCGTAAGAAAGAACAGATTGAACGTCTTGAGGCCGAAGGAAAAATCAAAGAAGCTTTAGAAATGAAGCTTGCAGAAGCAGAAGCTCGAATGGCTGTTCTTAACGAACAAAACACGGCACTAGCTCGTGATAATGTTGTTAATAACGCTTTGGTTGGTCTAGAGTTCCGCAATGACCGTAGCCGTGAAATGGCTCGTCGTGAAATTGTTGAGCAGCTTGTTCAAAATGAGAATGGTTTGTGGGTCCACAAGTCAGGCACAAATATTCAAGATTTTATCGTAGCTTACTCTAAAAATGAAGATAACTCATTTTTGTTCCGTGTTAAAGTTAACACAGGAGCAGGTACAGCAACCCCTTCTGGTCAATCTAATACAACAGAAAAGAAATCGTTGTCTCAGCTGAGTCAAGAAGAAGTTCTAGCACTTGCTGCTAAAGGACAATTGGGTTCATTCTCATATTAAAATAGTTATAAGGAAAATATAAAATGGCTATTACAAATACCGATTTTCAGTCAGTCGCTCTGGCTATCTCTGCTTACTCTGATGAAGCATATACAACTGCAAAAAAATTGAATTCAACAGGTATTGTTGGTCAGCGTAACGATATTACAGCTGATGGCGAATCTTTTGTTGGTCAGTTCCGTTGGTACAAACCACTGTCTGCAAACATCAACGTTCCTTCGTTGTCAACTGCAACTGATGGTACATACACAGACATCACAACTGATATTGCTAACTACGTCAAAACTGTTCGTACATTTGGTGCACAGCAAGTTAACTTGCAAGAAGTTGTAACCAAACAAGACGGTTTGGCAAAAATTGCTCGTGACTTTGCACAAGTACGTGGTGACGACGAAGGTAATGCTTTGATGGCTGTTCTTAAAGGTGTTGCAGCATCTGAAGTTGCTCTTGGCGACGCAGGTGGTTCAGGTAACGGTGGTATCACTGATTACGACACAGACGCAGACGACGCAGCAACAGGTATGTTTGTTGACATTAACGCAGCAGGTGCATTTGGTACAGCTGCTTCAAGCTCAAGCGACGAGCGTAAATTGTTTGATTCGTCTGCAATTGGTGCTGCTCGTGGTGAGCGTTTGTTCCGTGCTATTGGCATGGGCTTCAAAGATCATGAACCAGAATATATGTACTTGGTTACTTCTCCTGAAGTAATGGCAGAAATGCGTGCAGCTAACTTGGTTGATCAAACTCGTGTACAAGATGGTAACCTAGAATTCTCAACTATCTTTGATGGTAAATTCCGTTTGGTTATGACTCGTGCAAACCAACGCATTTCAGGTGAAGCTTCTGGTGACTTGAACGCACAATCAACTAAATGTTCGTTTGTTGTAAAACCAGGTTCTATCACAGTTGCTCCAGTTGGTATCTCTACTCCTGTAGAAGTTGACCGTAACGCAGCAGCTTATACTGGTGGTGGTTCTACAAACATTTGGTATCGCTATGGCTTCATCAATCACCCAATGGGTTACGATTGGGCAGGTGCAACTAACGCATTTGCAACCAATGCTAACTTTGAAGCAGCAGCTTCTTGGACTCGTAAGATGGATGCACTAAACTTGGGCATTCTACCTATCTTCCACGCATAATAAACTAGGAGGAGCTAATGGCTTTAGTATTAAACACTAATAGTTATGTAACAATTGCTGAAGCTGATTCTTATTTTGAAACTAGAATTGATTCTGCGGAATGGACTTCTAGCTCAGATGAAGTTAAAGAACAAGCTCTAGTTACAGCAACTCAATTAATTGATGACCGTCCTTGGATTGGTTTTGCTGTTAGCTCTTCACAAGCTCTTGCATGGCCTCGTAAAGAAGCAATGTATTATGATTCTAGAATGGGTCAGAACATTACTATTGCAACTAACGAGGTTCCATCTAAAGTTAAGACTGCAGTTTATGAACAGGCTTTACATTTAATAAACAACGAAGACTTATTAACTCAAACTACTCAGGTATTTGAAAACATCTCTATCGGTAATATTAGTATTAGTGATAGTAATAACGATGTTACTAAAATATCTATTAGCCCTGCTTTAATCACAAGACCTTTAAAAGATCTTGTTAAGCAAGGAGCTAATAACTGGTGGAGGGCTAACTAATGTCTTTAGCTGCTAAAGTAACAGCAGCTGTAAACAAAGCTTTTGACAAAGCTGATGATTTAGTAAAAACAGGAACGCTTTCTTCTAAAGCAGTGTCAACATATGACTTTGCCAATAGAACAACAGTTAGTACTACTAAAACTGAAACTGTACAAGTAATTATTCAGTCTACTCAAAAACCATCTGGTGAAGGTTTTACAGTAACTGCTTTAATGAAATCAGGCATTAATTTGTCTGCTTATGATACCTTAACTGTTTCTAGTAAGATTTATAATATTGTTGACTTCAACGATAATGGTTTTACTATTGAAGCAATTTTGACAAAAGAGGTAACATAATGTACGATAATGTTTTAAATGATATTGAATCTCTTTTTGCTACAAACGATTGGATTTCTGAAAGTATAGCAATATACCCAGATAACTATCAAGGTACAATTTCTGATGGAACAGAATTTTGTAGATTGAATGTTATGCCGACAACAAGTAGCAATCATGCTTTTGACGCTCAAAAATTATTGAGTGGATTAGTAGCTGTTAAAATGTTTGTTAAAGCTGGTGAAGGTCAATCAAGGTTAATGGAAATTTCTGATATCCTTGACTCATTAATGCAAAATAAAAAATTAACTAATGGAACAGAGCTTGGCACATCTTATATGACTGTGGAAGGGCTAGACCCATCTAATAAATCACTTTATAGTGCAAGCTATATTATACCATTTAAATTATACGGAGAATAAAAATGGC